GCGCGCGGGGACGGCGCGGCTGATCTGGTCAGGGCAAATTTGCACTGACCTCGCGCCCGCGCGCGCGGGGACGGCGCACCGACGCCCCAGGCGGCCCCAGGCGGCGCGATCGGGACCGGGGCAGGGGGTAGGTAGCGGCAGCGTCGTCGGCGCGGCCTACAGCGGCTTTTCCGAAAGCACGCGTGCCAGGATGCCAGGCGCGGCGGTGGCGCGGCGCTGCTTCAGCAACGTCTCGGCAACATCCCAGGCGAACCGGCATCGCCGGCCGTCGCGCAGCGTCAGCAGCGGAAGCGCCGGCCCGCGCGGGTCCCGGGCGGAAGAACAGCAGACCGGCGGCGCGCGCATCAAGGCCCCGCCGGTAGCGGCCGGGTCTCGGTCACAGTCTGGACGATCTCGGCGTCGTCGTCGCGCTCGACGGTCTGCACCGCGCGCGTGGCAGGCTGCGACACGATCTCGACCGGCACGGCGCCGGCCGGCAGCGCCAGCTGCACATTGACCACAGGCGCCGGCGGCGGTGCAGGCGGTGGCGGCGGTGCGGCGCGCTTCAGGTGCGGGCCTGCCGCGCGCGCGGCCATCAGGAGCAGCTCGAGGACCGCGGCGCCATGCTCGGGCGGCGTGATCCGCAGCAGCGCGCGCCGCTTCGCGCCGGTGGCGGCCAGCGCCCGGGCTGCGAGCGGGTCGGCGTCGCCGCTAACGTGCAGCCCGAGACCGCCGGCGTCCAGCGCGTCCAGGCATTCGCAGATCGCCGCCATCGCCCCGCGCGCCTGGTCGGTGGCGCCGGGGCTGCGCGCCTGGTCGGCTGCGATCGCGTAGAGCAGCGTTCCGGCCAGGTCGTCGTCGCGGCCGACGATGGCGTCAAGCATCATGCTGCGGCCCGCGTGCCACTCGTCGGCGTCGCTCACCGCCGCGAAGAAGACCTCGCCCAGCGGCCGGCGGGCGATGGTGGCGAGGATGTCGGCGTCGTCGGTCATGATGATGTAGGGTGGCCCCTGTGTCGGCGACTCGGCGGCCGGGCGGGGGCCTTGCGCCCAGGGCACCCGCCCCGGGCGCGCCTGTCGGCCATCCGAGGGCGACCGTCGAGCCGCGATGCGCGCCTATGGCCGACTGATCGGCGCGCACCCCCTCATGGTGGAATCGTCAGGCGCCAGCGGCTCGATACAGGCCGCGGTGATCCAGGACCCCGCATCCGAAATCCAGCCGGCACTTGTAGGACACGCCGTCGACATCGAAGCCGAAGTCGGTCTCGATGCGAGGGCCCGCGTCGCCTTCCAGATACGAGAATTCCAACGTCGGCATCCGGTCCGGGTCGGCTGCCAGATACCACGCGGTAGCGCTCACGGCGTCCAGGCGCGGGTCGACGACGACTTCGAGATTCCGGCCGGTCGGGTTGACGGCGCTGGCTGTCGCCGGCGTGGTCTCGGTGGTCAGCTGTAGCGCGGTGTTTTCGAGCGCGGCCGGCACGATCAGGAAACGCGGCGTCGCGTCGATCGGCGTCGACCCGTCCAAACCTTTCTGCAACCGCATCGCAGCGCGCGCGGCGGCCAAGCTCGTTTCGCTCAGCGCCGACCCGCCGCCGGTGGCAAGGTTGCCGTGGTCGGCGTGGAACAGCGCGATGCTGTCGCTCATCGTCGGGCCGGAGCCGCTGGCCTGTGTCAGCAGTTCGACCAGCTGCCCGTTCTCCAGCTGGAAGGCGGACTCGGCGAAGCGCCGGATGACGCCATCGAACGCGCTCAGATCATCATTGATCAAGGCCTGCCGCGTGATGCCGAAAATCCTGCCGTAGGTCTTCAGCGAGTAGCCCTCGGTCGCCGTCGCCATCGTCCCATACTTGAACTCGCCGTGCTCGTTGACCAGCTGCAACGACGGCGCCTCGCCCAGCTTGATCACGGACTTCGCGCGGAAGTCTCGAATGGTGGTCTGCTTCGCGGCGCGCCGCAGGCCGCCCTGATAGGCGCCGAACTGCGCGGCAAGCACGCGATTCCCCGATTCGGTCAGCAGCGCGGCAAAGTCGCCGGTGCCGTGCAGCGCGCGCTTGATGATGTCGCTCGCGCTCATCGCGGACGTGCGGATGTTGCGCAGCTCGAGGTGATCCCGCGCCATGTCGACGATACGCGCGCCGCGGTACTGATTCGCGCTGGTGTCGATCCCGCTGGCGCCCATGCGCGCGGCCAGCGCGTCGGCCATCTGCGCGCGCGCCAGCGCGGGCTCGCCGCTTCGGCGCGCGAAGTAGTCGGCAGGCGCGACGTTGCGGTGACCGCCGGCGGCGGCGTCGCGCCGGGCAAGCTCGGTTGTCGCGGCGGCGCGCGCCTGGTCGATCGTGCAGCCGGCCGCGATCAGCGCGTCGGCGAACTCGGCGGGTAGGCCGCGCGTCAGTGCGCGCACTTCGTCGGCCGGGGCGGCGGTGGGGGCGGTTGTCATCCTGTGGTCTCCAGTGTGGCAGCGGAAAAAGGCGGCATGCCGGTCGGCCGGAATTGGGACGACACTGCATTCCAGGGCCTCGAACGCGTACGCGCGCGCGGCGCGTCCGTCGGGAAGGCGGATCGGCCGGCCCTCGTCTAGGTAGCGGTAACCCAGCGACAGGCCGGTGACAATTTGGTCCTGCACGTCGCGCAGCAGTTCCTCGGCGCGCGCGGATCGTCCGAAGACTGCGCTTCCGGTTATGCGGTCGCCCTCGACCTTGATATCCCGGATTTGACCGATGTTCGTCTTCGACGAATCGTGACCTTCGAGCAGCGGCAAGGGCTGCCGACCTAGATCGGCGCGCGCAAGGTCTAGCACCTCCAGCTCGCCGAAGCGGTCGACGGGCGCGGTCGTCGCGATGGTGCAGGGCACGCTTCGCGCGGCCAGGTCGACGGCGGCGGCGGCGAACTCGGCGGCGCGGGTCAATGTGCCGGACACGTCGGCGCTTCCGTTTCGAGTGCGACCGCGCCGGACATGGCGGCCATGGCCTCGGTGACCAGCGCCGGCTCGTTCATCACGGCGACGCGGAAGGCGTCGGTGGCGAGCGCCATCAACTGCGCCGGCGTCATGCGCACCTCGACCGCGGAATCGCCGCGGGCCAGGAGCAGGCTGCAGTCGTCGCGCAGATACAGCGCGGCCGGCGGCGGGGCGGTGGGGGTCGTGGACTGGCTCATGTGGTGATCCTGCCACCGTCCCATCGTGCGCACCGCAACGACACTCAGGGCGCGCGCAGGATGGCACGCAGCCGAGTCTCCGACATCGGAACTGTGTCGCAGCCGGACAGCTCGCGAATGCAACGCGTGATGCGGGGCTCGCCCAGGATCGTGACCACGCGCGCCAGGAGCGCGCGCTCCGACAGCCCGGGCTCGCGCACCAACACGGCCAGCTTGCGCAGCAGGGCATCGCGGCGTCGCAGCGGACCGTCGACCGCCGGCAGGTCGCGCGCGTGACCCTGCCGGCCCTTGACCCCCAGGTGTGCACGAAGATCGCCGCCCTCGGTCAACCAGCGGTCGAAGCCTTCGGCGACCTCGATCGCGGCCTGATCGCCGCTGGCGCGCAACACCTCGGCGGCGCGGCCCAGCCGGCGCGCGGTGGCCTCGGCGCGCGACAGCGGCGGCGGCGCGGCGGCGGTCAGCGCCGCGGCCATTGTGGTGAACGGGTCGGCGATCACCTTGTGCGGCGCGATCGGGATGCCCGCGCGGCCCGCTGGGCGAGCGCGCGCGCGTCGGCGGCGTCGAGCTCGGCCAGCAGCCGCTCGCGGCGCTCCGGCGCGGCTAGGTTCGCCAGGCCGCGGCGTGCGGCGCGCACAACCGCGCGTTGGGTCTCAATCGGTGCCTTCATCATCGATTCCTTCTTCGTCAATGCGGCCAGTGAACTGGCCAGATATCGCCGCCTCTGTGAGCGCGACGCCGATGCCGTCCGCCATCGCGTGACGCGCCGTATGCACGTGCCTCTCGATCGTGTCCAACACATCCCCAGGTAGCGCGTGCAGCCGGCGCATGTCGGCGCGCATGTGTTCGAATTGCTCAGCTGCCGCAGCGGCCACGGTGGACAGCACGGCCTTCATGTCGTCCAGCGGCACCAGCTGCTTGTCGAAGGCGAGGCGGCGGGAGCGCACGTTCAGCCGTTGCTCGCGCGCCAGCAGCGCGCGCTCGGTCGCCAGGCTGATCCCGCCTTCGGCGTGGCGCCCGGCCGCCACCTCGCGCAGGCGGTCGCAGTACGCCAGCAGCGCCGGGCCTAGCACCAGCACCGCCGGCAGTACGCCATCGGCCTGCAGTCGGCTCACGGTCGGCTGCGTGATGCCGACCAGCTCGGCGAATTGGCTCTGAGTGACAGGCTCGTCCGGGTCAAGGGTCATGCTATGCCCCCCCTAGGGAAGGTCGCGAAACAGTCAGAAATCGGGCTCTGCGACCCCTGCGGCTAGGGGGTGCAGGAAGGACCCGCCCAGTCGTCCGGGGCGGACACGAGGCGGACAAATTCCGGACAATCTCCGGACATTCCGGAC